ATTTGCAAATGACGCCCACTGACGATATCAGTGATGCGATTGATCTGGTTGCCGGAGATTGAAACCTGGATGGAGTCTGCCGCGAAAGCATCACCAGTATCGAAATTAAAAAACGCAGCAACCCTTGACCCGTAGAGATGGGCTGGAAGTGAGGAACTCCCCGCGAGCCAAAGGCGCTGCGAATGGAACTCGATTACTGACGGATACCCTTTCTCGTCGCTGAAGGCTTCCTCTTCCCAATCAAGTGACATGACAGGATCAACGGTCGAGCTCGCGGTAATTGTGCAGACATTGCCACTGGTCAATCCCTCAACCTTTTCTGTGGCAGCGGCTGGAAAAATTCCAGCAATCATGCCTAGAACAACTGTCGTGGAAGTCTTGCTGATGACAACGCCTTTGATGCCTGAATCGCGACCGACAACAACTTCATCAATCAGGAAATCCTGCGGCGACTCGAGTGTGGCATTGAATGTAAGAGTGCAGCCACGGTCCAGTTCTTCTTTGATTGTCACTGTGCAAGTCGTAGCCGGATACGGACCAGTTACCACACCAACCAGCATTTGCTTGCCGCGGTATCGAATGGCAGTTCCGACATGATATGCCTCAAACACAGGATCGCTGGCAGTGACAGTTGCGGCACCATTAACCAAATAGTTGTCAACCTCGATGGTTATATCAGCATCAGCATACTTGATGAACGGCATCTTTTTCGGATAAGCGTTGTTTGGCGCAACGCCTTCCCATTGCCAGTTAGTCAGAGTGAAAGTAGTTGCCGAAGTCCGGGTGATCTTTTTCATCAGCCAGAGTTCATGCGCAAGGAACATGACGTCGCCACGTTGTGTTACATGCAGATCTTTTGCAATCTGTGCTGACCAAGTGGTAGTGACTGTCAGCGTTTGCAGCAGCGTGCCAACAGTATTATCGTAAATGTAGATCTTGCTATCGCTGGCAAAAACCACAGCGTAAGTTTGAGTCTCATTGAAAATGAAACTCTCAACCCGCACAGCATTGACAACGGTGTTGAGATAGATCGACCCAGGACGCCGGCGAACACCACCAGTAGCCTTCGGCCACCAGTTCTCTAATTGCTTGCAGCCAGTTTCATACTGCGCCAGATCGAGGCGACCAAGCATGCCGGAGGATAACAACCCACCAGAAAAGTTGGTTTGAAAATTGCGGAATCGCGACATTAGCGATTACGCCAGAATTTATCGAGCTGCCCCGTCCTTGATCGAGTGAGCCTTCTGAGGTTCACTTTTTTGTTTGTCTGAGATTGCGCGTCTTTCGTCTTTGCCTTGCGCCAGTGTTCATCGGCCAAGCCCTTCATGCTGGCAGCAACGTCGTCTTTGCGAGCAATGGAAAATGAAAGCATGGTCGCAAGTCGATAAATGACGAGCAGCTGGAAATACGGAGTCCACAATGATTCATCAGCACGAAATCTGTATTTCAGAATCAGAATATCGCCTTCGGTATTACTGGTGTGGATCTGATCCTGAAAGCGATCGTACTCAATCGGCTGTTCATCAACCATCACGGTATCAACCGAGAGAACACCAGACGGCAGTTGATATGCCGTGTTGTACTTTCCCTGTGGTGAATCACCAAGCAATGAATTGCTCAGGTCAGCAAGCTCAGTAGCGAAGCGCCATTCATAAAGTGACAGCTCGGTTTCTACGATAAGCTCATACCACGCATTGCAGAAGATTGATTCTGTGCTGCCCTGGTTGAAGGCAGTGATGGTATTGACGCCGGCGCCAAGGCAGGCTTTGTTTGCGTTACTGACTCGATCTGCTTCGGACATAAATGAAAGGGGCGAACCGAGCTATCCCGATTCGCCCCTTGCTCCTTTCGATACGCTTACGCCTTGACGCCGACGGTCACAGTTGCCGCATTGTCAGCAGAAGTAACGACTGCAGAATCGCGCACAACCGAGCCGGTAAGAACAGCGGTAATCAGGATCTGATCGCCCTTCTTCATAAACAGGGTATGATTATTGAAATACCCAGACGCGACGATCGTTGCCAGTGCATCGGCTGATTTGTACGCCCAGATGCCCATCGTGCCAGCTTGAAGACGGTTCATGTCAGTGGCATCAAAAGCACAGGGAAGAAACAAACGCGCGAGACTGACGAGGAATTTCTTGCTCTTCATCTTAGGTCTCCGTCGAGCGGATTCGGTATCCGCCGATTTGATCAATCATGACAGCTTGCATAGACATTGAGCCGACGCACAAGTGCGCCTGTTCCTTGCCTTGCCAGGTGAGGTCAAGTTTCACGTCTTGTCCAGAGGCGTGACCAACTGCCGTCTTGTGGTAAGCGACGTTCTGGCGGATGGTGCCGCCAGTCAGGGTCAGGCCGGAGAAACTGAAGATGTGAAAAGAGAACCATTGTTTCGCGCTGAAGCCAACCTTCGGGAATGGCAGGTCGCTTTCAGGCACGTAGTCCAGAGAGGCGAACGGTGTCAGACCCATGAGATCGGTCCAGCCTTGCGGCGCGATTGCCAAAAAGCGCTGGCCATCGTCCGGAACGTCATTCTCACCGAGATATTCGTAGGCTTCTTCGATCTTCGGTTGTGTGACCACACCCGTAGCCGTAGTTTCCTGTGTGAATGTATCGGTGATGGCGACAATATCCGCATCCGATGCGCGGCCAAGAGCGGCAGCGATCGACGTGCTGACAACGCCACGTTCGTCATGCTCGATTTTCAGCTCATCGAGCTTGTCGATGAACTCGCCGCCGTAGCGGTCGACCAGCGTTACTTCGACATTAGTGTGGACAAGATTCAAAATTGGAACTTGACCGCCTCGAGTCTTGGTTCCAGCAATGCCCTTGCCAACGATCTGAAAGGTTGTTGACTTGCCAACGACGTTGGTCTTCCGACGAACAGTATTGAGCAGCTTTGAGCCCATGCGCTGATAAGCAAGATGGACTTCTGATTCAAACTGTCTGGTGAAGGCAACATCAATTGTGTTGTCTTGGGTCATCGGTAGAAAGAGACCCAAGAGAAAACGCAGAATGTGCATGTGTTATCTCCAAGTAGATGATTGATACCATTTCAGGTTATCTCTACTTGGCGCCTGGATCGGTTGTGCCGGAGAGCCCGGGCCGAGGCGCTTGGTAGCGGCCGTCGGCCCAAACTATATGCCCGTTTACTTGCCCTTGTAAAGTCTCTCATAACCATCAGTGACTTTTTTGATGAAGGCCGGGTCTTTCGACTGCCAGTAACGCTTGTCATTTTGCATCGAACGCAGTTCATCCAGCGACAATGGAGCGCCACCGGAATCCCCCTGAAAGTCACTGGGGCCGGACTGTTTCATCAATACTTCAAGCGCCTCGATCTGGTCAGCAGAAGTCAGCAGGCCATTCAGGGATTTGAACTGAGGCGCTGACAGCTTTGATTCAAGCCAGTTGTGGACTTTTAGCAGACGATCCTGCCCGTAATCGCCCAACTTCTCGATTTCCTTCGGTACGTTCGGCAGGTTGTCCAGCTCGATCTTGATGTATGCGTTCAGAGCCTTGTCCACCAGCTCCTGCGACATGCCGTTTTCCTTAGCGAAGCCAAAGAACCAGTTGACCAGAGGATCTTCCTTGGTCAAGTTCAGATCAACATCCTCAGGAATTTGCAGATCTTTCGAGAGGTTGACTTCGTAGGCGGCCGGCGCCAGTGCCAGTTGCTCCGCGCGAATCTCAGCTTTGAGCTTTTCTGAATTGGTTCGCAGCTTGCCCTCGAGCTCGGTATAACCCTTGCCAAGCATCTCGGTACGCGGTGCCTTTAGATCTTGATTCCAGAATTTCTCCGGTAGCCAGTCAGGTCTGCCATCTGGTGGACTGCCGCCAATGGGCTTATCCGGAGGCGGAGCCGGAGCCGGAGGCGGAGGTGCTACGGGCGCTGGCTGATCCACACGCGGAATAAACAGCCAGAATAATTTCATCAGGTATTTCATGGTTTTTTGTCCTCACCGTCTTTGATTCTCGTTGCAATAATGCCCATCAGCCAACGGGCTCCTTCCTGGTACGGGTACGCATTTGCGTCCAAGCCGGGCGGCAACACTCGTCCGGTCGTCACAGATCTCAGATAATCCAGAACTTGTTTGCCGGCAGCGCTGGAAAAGGTAATGGCAAAGCACTCATTCAACTTTTTGTCGAATGCCGGTGGCCGGGTCAGGCCATCCGGTCCAATGTATTGAGTCGGCTTCCGCGCCCGAGGCTTCTTCGAAGGTCGGATATCTCTGCCTATTCCATCATTGCTCATTGACCAATTTGCGCCTGAGCCGGCAGACCGCCGCCTTGCTGCCCTTGAGCAGCCTGAGCCATGCCTTCCAGCATTTGCTCACGCTCTGCCTGCGGTCGAACCATTTTCTGTGAGACTTCCCATCTCGATTGCAGATCATCAACCAACACATCATGGTTCAAATAGAGCTGCCCGGCCTGTGGCCCAAGCATGCTGATGACGTCGCCAGCGAAACCGCGGATTCGTTCGATCTCTTCAAACTTCTGCGCCCGGGCAAGCGGACCCTTGGCGATCACCCGAACCTGCCTGCCATCTAGCTTTGGCATTTCGAGAATGCCGCGCCGGGTAAACAACCAGACAATGCGCTGATACATGCGATCGAGCCATTCTGATTTCAGCCGGCCACTCGGACCAGTCGTCTGTTCGGCAAGGTCTTGCATGC